CGGTTTCGGTGATCGCCGCGATGGCGACCGAAGACAGGGGCCGCCCTTCGGCGGTGGTGGTGAAGCTGGGCTCGCCCGGGGCCAGGAACACCAGGCCGTCGGCGGGCTGACGCATGCGCTGAATGGCCGCTTCGACAAGCGCCGCGGTCTGCGTGGCGTCGCCGTTCGGCAGGCCCATGAGGTCGAGCGTGAACAGGGGGCGGCGCACGAGGTCGCCGCTGCCGCCGCCGGCCGGACGGATCACCGCGTAGCGCTTCTGTGCATCCGGTGCGCCGGCCACGCGGCCGAACGACAGCACGACGCCGGTCAGCACCGGGCGGATGACATCGGCGATGCGCTCGGCGATGGCCGTCACAGCCGCATCCCCCGGCGCAGGGCCTGCTCGACCAGCGGCCGGGCTTGCTCTGCGCCCTTCTTCAGGAACTCGGGCTCACCGGACGGGCCCCAGACGACGCCCTTGCCGCTGGGGCGGGGCGTGTTCGTGCCGAGAAGCGTGCCGGGCGCCTCGTGCACCGCGGCGGCGTACTCGGCGGTGTAGCCAATGCGGCCGGTCACGCGCGTGCCCTGCTGCTGAACGTCTCGGTACTGCGAGTTGATGAGGTTCGAGGTCTCGCGCGGCGTCATGCCCGCGGCCTCGCTCCCGATCGGGATCAACATCGTCATCACCGTGCGCTGCGCGCGGGCCTGCGTCGCCGTCAGAAACTGCGGCATGCGGTTGACCACGCGAACACGGTTGCGATCCATGCGACGGATGCTAGGAAGGCCCACCGCGCGGGCCTGCCTTCAGGTGGCGATGCGGAAGTCGGGGGAGCCTTCGGCCTTGAAGGTGTCGGCCCACGAGGCCACGGCCCGCACCTCCTGGGCGCCGGCCGCAAACGGGTCGGCGAGCTCAGACACGCCCACCAGCACCATGTCGCCCTGCTTGATGTCGGGCAGTGAGGTGTAGATCAGCAGCCGCGACACGAACTCGTCGCCGCTGGCGCTGGCCATGCGGCGCGACTCTGCGGAGTGGTCGCACAGAAACTGCCCGGCGAGCGTGTAGGTCGTCTGGCCGCTCCACTCGGCCGTGGCCGCCAGGCGCCAGAGCGTGGCGGTCTGGCGGTATGACCAGCTGGATGCGGTGGTGGGCTGCGCGAGGTAAACGGCCGGCATGCTGCTTCAGGCGACGGCTCGGCTGCCGAAGAAGTCGGCCGTTACGTTGCGGCCGAAGGCGGGGCTCATGGTGATGGCGGCAAGCTGCGCCGGGCCGAAGGTCTGCGGGCTGCGCAGGAACGGCTTTGCCACCCACTCGGAACAGAAGAAGCTACCGCTCTTCTGGCGCGTGGGCAGCACGGTGGCCATCGCGCCGAACAGGTCATAGGGCCAGCCCTCGGTGTCGTCGAGCAGCTCGATCGCGCGCACCACGTCCCAGTGCGGCACGTCAGAGATGAGCCAGTGGCCCGCCTTGAGCGACACGCGCTTGGCTCGCACGCCGCCGTCGCGCAAGCTGCTGCTGGCGATGGTGACGGTGCCGTCGTCGTGCTCCTGGAGGATCGACTCGACGTGCGTGACGCGCTTGTACTCGCCACGCTGCACGGCGCGCACGCACGCCCAGCCCAGGCGGACGTGCAGGCTGTCGCCGCGGTGGGCGCCGATGTAGTGGGCGACGAGCATGTCAGGGCAGCGGCTGCAGCGGGTCGGCCTCGCCGTCAAGCAGCATCTGCCCGCGGCGGCAGATGGCGGTGATGCCCATCAGCATCTGCTGCACAGTCGTCGAGCCAGGAATCTGCGCACCCGTGGCCGGGTTGACATACCCGACCGGGTGCGTCGGCGCAGGCAACGGCAGCATCCGCACCTCGGGTCGGCCGTCGAGCAGCCGCACGGCGCCGCCTGCATCGACGATGGCGGTGCGCTCCTCGTAGGTCACGGTCGATGTGCCGTCCTCGTGGTGATCGATGACGATGCGGCAGACCCGCGGGTAAGGCAGTCCCGAGGTCGTGTCGTAATTGCGCGGCATGGTGTTCTCCTGGTTCAATGGGCGATGTAGCACCGGAAACTGGCTCTTATGGTTCCGGCGCGATGTCCTTACACGGTTCGAGACAGCATGACCTTGACTTGGCCTGCGGCCACCGCCGTGGCGTCGGTGTCTGCCACGGCGCCGGTTATGGCGATGCCCAATCCCAATGCAAAGCGGTAACCGTTAAATCCTGGCGTTATCTCCTTCTCCCCAGGAACACCGGCCACTGCTGCAGGAACGGTGATAACCATTGCAGGAACATCGGACGCGAGAACCGGCGCGGTCGCTTTGTTGTATAGCTTGACAAACGCCGGGGTCGCGCCGATGTTTGTGGCGTAGAAAGCCTGCAAGCCACTGGAGCCCGTCAAAATAAGGGCGATGTTGGTAGTTGCGAGACTGTTCAGGATGTAGGGCGTGGCCGGGGCAAGCGGCGTACCGGCGCTGGTGACAGCGGAGACGGTCGAAACGGTCGAAACGGTCGTGACGCCAGAGACGGAGGCAATCGTGCCCCCTTGCGGGACAACAGGAACCGCGCCGGCCATGTCGCCGGCCGGGCGAGACAGCAGCTCAACACGCTCGCGCTGGAACTCGAACACCCGCACGAACGACACCCGAATGTCGGTGCGCTTGATGATCGCGCCGCCGCAGTTGGTGCTGGCGAAGTCCGCCGGAAGGGTGCGCTGATCCGGGAACGGCAAAACCAACGTCAGGAAAGTCGTGGCCTGGTTGGCGATCTTCCACGGGCCATCCATGCCGAGCGAAGTGCCTGTCAGGTCTGCCCGCATGCCGACCACGTTAACGAGGTCGCCGATAGAGCCAGCGGCCCATGTCGTGTTTCCGGTGATGACGAGTTGCCGCGTGCCGTCTGCCAGCGTGGACAAAACCGCAGACTGCGCAACCACCGCGCTGGCGCCCAGCGCAGACATCAGGTTACCACCCTGCACCTTGGCGACGTATCCGCCATAGCTGGTTGAGATAACGGCCGTACCGATGACAATCGTGAACGACGTGGCATCAATGACAGACGCCACGCCTGTAGCTGTCAGAAGGTTGGCGAAGTTGGTCTGATCGCGGATGCCGTAGACGACAACCGGATCACCAACAATAAACCCGTGCGGAACGTCGGTTGTAATCGTCGCGGTGGCGCTGGCGGTGGCTTTAACCGCTGAAACGATCTGCGCGGCAGGGACAGTCAGTGCCTTGTTGTTCGTGGCCCGAAAGCGCAGGCGGTAGTCATTAACCGGGTCCGGGCAGACCTGCACGCGCAGCAACCGGTTGATCGGCTGCGCAACAGTGTCGATGACTGCATCGGAACACTGGACGCGATCCGCCTGGATGTTGTAGCGGTACTCCGTCGAAGGGGAGAAGCTGTACGTGTACTGCGTGTTGGGGGCAAGTTGAGTCGAAGCCGTCGTTGCAATCGTGACGGAGTGGTTTCCCGCGACGGTTCCTGACGGAAGCACGTCGCCAGATTCGCTGCGGACGTAAAACGACGAGTTCGTAACGGTCGCGTTCTCGAAGATTTGCGAAATGCCGTTCTGCGCGCGGCCAAGTCTCTCTCGGAAATAGACAAACCCCTTCTCGCCGGATGGGTTCGCAATCGTCTGCGATGCGATAGTGCCACCAGGTCCAGCAGTTACTGTGAACTGGGTCGGCGACGTAACAGTGGCGACAACCAAAGACGGATAGTTCGCTACCTCGTTTGCGCACCCAAAGATGCCGATAGATCGGCCAACGAACAGGCCGTGCGGTGCAACGGTGTCAACCGTCAACACCGACAGCGCTTGAGTGATCGACGCGATGGCAATGTCGGGCACATCGGGAAGCGACGGCAGCGTATCGACAAACTCGACCGCCATCTCCTGGCCGAGCGTGCGCTGTGACATCGACAGGCCGATTGAGGCGTCGATCGGCATCTTGGCGGTGTCACGCGACGTGACGATCGTCTCTGTTCCGGCCTGCAACGGGTCTTTGCTGATCACCAGGTAGCTCGCGGCGGCGGCGTTGCCGTCGAGGAAGACCAAGTCACCGGCGCCATTGCTGGTGATGTCGTACTTCTCGCCGGGCGTGAATGACTCGAACGCCTCGCGGAACTTGCCGGTGATGTTGCCGGTGCTCATGAGCGTCATGGAAACGCCGTCGTAGCTGTACGGCCCGCGGCCGGTGTTGCGGTCATACCAGCCGGCGCCGGTGAACTCGAAGCCTTGCGGAATCGTCATGGTCGGGGGTCCTGTTTGGTGATGTCTGGCAGGGTCAGCCGCGGCGCCTGGTGCTGGTGTGCGCTGTCACGCGGGCGGCGCCCTAGACCACGAGGAGAAGCGTCGAATTGGCCGGGTCGGCCCCGACAAGCGCGGCCGTGATGCCGGCGCTGTCCAGGCCAGACAGGCTGCGCCGCAGTGCCGTGATGGCGTTGTCGGCGTTCTTGAAGCTGCGCGAGGCCCCCGATGGGGCGCCCTGCGACTGGATGCGGCGCGCGCTGTCGGCGCCGGCAACGATGGCCACGGCCATGGCCTGGATTCGCACGATGGTCGCGGCGCTGTAGCCCGCCGCCACCATGGCCGGCTCGAGCGCGGCCACGTCGTCGACTGCGGCGTGAACGACGAAGCTCGGCACCGTGATGCCGAGGGCTTCGTCGAGGTAGGCCGTCGCCTGCGCGAGCGTGAGCATAGCGGGCGACGGCGGTGCGCGGGCTCAGCCGGCGGCGGCCTTGGCCTTCTTGACGGCAGGGTTCACGACGGGCTCACCCTCGGGCGCCTTGACGGACTCGACGGTGAGCTCAGCCGGGGCCACCGCGACCGGCCACGACGACACCGCCTCGGCATCGTCGGCAGCCGGCGTGCACTTGCCCGCAGCCCAGGCCGGGATGGCGTCCAGGCCCGGGAAGTCGACCACGTGGCCCGGCACCGTGCCAGCCGGCCACGGCGCCTTCAGGTGCGTGACGTTGACCTTCATGATCAGCTGGCCGTCAGGTGCGCGAACGGGGCGCGGCCGTCGAAGTCCGCGCGGAACTGCGGCGCCACCACGGCCATCACGTCGAAGACGTAGTCGTCCTCGGGGTTCTGGCGCACCTTCGGGCGGGTCGTCATCGGCATGGCCGACAGGATCGAGCCCCAGTTGCCGTCGGCTAGGCCGGCGACACCGATGATGTTGTCGGCGGGCACACGGCTGCAGGGGATGATGTCGGCGATCTGCTCGATCTCGCGCAGGCGGGCCAGGATCGTCTTCGGGTAGCCCGCGGCGAACTCGTTGATCGAGGCGTACACCCAGTCGCTGTAGTTCAGGAACACAGTGATTCGGCCAAAGGCGTTGTCGCCCACGCACGCATCGACCAGCTGGCGGGAGGCCGTCAGCCAGTTGGCGCCGGTGGCCGTGCTGTTTAGGTCGAAACCGTGCGTGCCGGTGTTGCGCTGCGGGTGGTTGCGCAGGCCGAAGACCTGCGAGCCGCCGACGACGATGCTGGCGTCGCCGTTCAGCACCATGTCTTCGAGCTTCTCGGCCACCTTGCGCTGGTGGTTGGCGATGGTCTCGACGTCCAGGCCCACGCCACCCTTGCGCACGACGGCCATCTGACGCCAGCCCATGCGGGCCGCCGACGACACGACAGGCACCGGGGTGCCGACGTACTTCACCTGCGCTTGGTCGGCGATCTGGCCGTTGCGGCCGTCCATGGAAACGGTGACCGCGCCGCTGTCGCTGATCTGCGGGAAGTAGTTGATCAGGTCGCCCACACCCATCGGCGTGGTGTTCGCGCGGGCCAGCGTGTTGAAGACGGCCAGCACGTCGCGCTGGATCTGCACCGCCCGGGTGTCGATGCGGCGCCACGCGTCGATGTCGACGCCCGAGGCGTTGCCGGCAAACTGCATGTCTGCCGCGTGGTTCGCGGCCATGGCCACTTGGCGCTGGTTGAAACCGGCGCGCGCCGCGTTGATGGCGGCGATCTGTTCTTCGGTGTAGCGAAGCATGGTCTGTTCTCCCGTCAGGCCTTGGCGTAGGAAATGGCGATCTCGACCTCGATCAGGTCGCCGGCAGCGCGTGCGCCGGCCTCCCGGGCGAAGGCGATCACACGGTTGGTCGCCGCGGCGGCCACAGCCCGGCCGGCGGCGCCCACGGTCAGCTCCTGGCCGTAGGTGTAGGTCGCGGCGGCCACGGCTACCAGGTAGCGCTGGCCCGGCTCCAGGATGTAGGCGATGCCCGTGTCACCAGAGGCGTAGGCGGTCAGCAGCGGGTTCGTGGCGTCCAACTGGGCCGTGCTATAGAAGTCACGGTCGGCCAGCAGGCGGAGGAACGTCGTGCCCGGCGCGGTGGCCTGGGCGAACTGCGTCGCGCTTTCGGTGACGAACGTGCACGGCAGCAGCGCAGCCGCGCATACGCGGGCGTCGGTCGTGACGGGCTGGCGGCCGTTCGGGCCTTTGTAGACGGTGCGGCTCATGTGCGGCTCCCTTTGGTGCGGTTCAGCGCTTGCCGGCGCCGTCGGCGGCGTCGATCAGCGCGTTGAAGTCATAGCTGGCGAACTCGGCGCCAGCCGTGGTGGTCGCGGCGGCACTGCCCGGCAGCACCGGCGCAGCGGTCGTGCCGTTGGCCTTCAGCTCCTTGCAGCGCTTCAGGCCCATGGCCTTGAAGTCGTCGGCGGTCAGGCCCTTGGCATTGGCGGCCAGCTCGGTGGCCAGCGTCGCCAGCTCGGCGGCTTCGGCCTGCTGCGCGTTGGCTTGCAGGGTCTGCAGCTGCGCGTTCGCGGCGTCGAGCTTGGTCTGCACCTGTGCGACGGCCGCGGCGCTGACGTGTTGGTTGTAGGCCGACAGCAGCTGCGCTTCGGTCAGCCCCTCGGTCTTGATGCCGGCGGCGTTCAGCGCGGCGGTGAGCATGTCCTTCATGGCGTCCTTCTGCAGGTTGTTGATCGGCTCGTACTCGCGCTTCTCGCGCACCTCTTGAGCAGTCCCAGAAAATGCTACGGACGACCCATCCGAAGCCACGGTGTAGTCCTGGCGGTACATGCGGCCGTCACGGTCGGACCAGACGGCGTAGCGGGCGAAGACCTCGCGCACCCAGCCGCCTTCGGGAAGGGCCTTGTAGAGGCCCTCGCGGATCTGATCGAGGCTGAGTTCGTCCTCGTTGCCGAGCAGTTTGCGCAGCAGGCTCTCAGCCCATCCGGCGAAGCCCTCGCCGCGGCGGTCCAGCGCTTCGTTGACGGTCACGGCTTCGACTTGTTCAGCCTCGCCGGCCGCGTTCAGGAACATGCCGACGCCCTGCTCGGGCGTGCCGGCGCCGCTCTCGTTCAGCAGGAAGGCCGAGTGGTCATAGACGATCTCGGTAGCGATGCGCTGGTACTTCTTGCCCAGGCTCTCGCCGTTCGCGGTGATGGCCTTGCAGAAGAGGCCGGTGCTCACGTGGATCGGCTCGGCGTTGCTGCCGTTCATGGCCGCGTCGAGCCGATCGACCAGCTTCGCGCCGTCGGGGTGCGCCTTGGCCTGGGCCTCGTTGACGACCACGTCGTACAGCGTCCGGCCGCCTTCGTGGCGGACGTTGGTGCACACGGCGCCGGCGTAGCTGGTCAGCAGGGCGT